CAGGAGATGCAACGCGTGTTCGATCGCCCGACGCCCTACACGTTGCGCGCGATCTATGTCGCGTCGGCCACGAAAGCGAAGCTCGAATCCACAGTCGGGCTTAACGATCGGTCTGCGAACAAACAGAGCCGCACGCCGGCGGATGTGCTTGGCCACCAGTTCGTCGGCGGGCAGCGGCGATTCAAGGGCTTGGAGGGCGCACTGCGGCGCATGGGCTACCTGCCGAACGGCTGGGCCTGTGTGCCTGGTGCAGGCGCACCGCTGGATGGCTACGGCAACGTGCCGTCGTCTTTCGTCGTCACGCTGATGTCTGTGCTGCAGGCGTTCGGCGAACAGGGCTACCGGGCCAACGCCACGCCAGCCACGCGTGCGAGGCGCGAGAAGCGCGGGCGCACGAAGAGCGGGTATGCGGTGATCAACGGCGTCGCCTACTTCGTGAGCCGAGGCAAGGGCACATGGTTCGGTGCAGGCAGCTGGCAGCACGGCAGGGTGCAGAACCTAGCACCAGGGATCTGGGCCAAGCGTGGCATCCATGGGGTCGATGTGCAGCCCGTGTTGCTCTTCGTTCGTGTGCCGACCTACCGCCAGCGCATCGACCTCGTGCAGCTCGGTCAGCAGGTCGTCGACCGCGACGCGCAGCGACTCTTCGGTCTGAACTTGGCGGTTGCGATGGCGGGGGCGAGCGCGTGAGCGGGTCCTTCCTGGAGCCGACGCGGAAGGGTAATGAGCACCCCGTAAGCGCGCTAGTCACGAGGTCTTTCTAAGGGGGTTATGTGATTGATTTGGCAGGGAAAGTGACGCAGGCGGCATTCGGGAATCTGGTCGGGATCAGCCAGCCGGCGGTTTCCGATCTGCTCTCGCGCGGCGTGCTTCCGGCCGACAAGACGGGCGGTGAGTGGCTGCTTGCGTACTGCGGGCATCTGCGCGAAGTTGCCGCCGGTCGCGCCGCCTCCGGTGACCTGGATCTCGCGACTGAACGCGCCCGGCTCGCTCGTGAGCAGGCAGACAAGATCGGCATGCAGAACGCGATCACGCGCCGTGAGCTCGCGCCGGTGCATATCCTGGAGGAAGTCCTCGCGAAGGCGGGGGCACGCGTGGCCGGCATTCTCGATGCCATTCCCGGCGCCGTTCGCAGGCGCATGCCGCAGCTCGGCGCCGATGAGATCACCTTGATCCGCGGCGAGATCGCGAAGGCACGCAACATTGCTGCCGCCCTCTCGCTTGCCGATCTGCAGGAGGCCGAACAGCGCGACGACGCCGACAGCGCGGAGCGAGCCGAATCCCCGGAGGCGGATGCCTGATGGGCGCTTGCGAGCCTATTTTCGCGTGGGAGCCGGAGCTGCAGGCCAGTCTTGAACGTGGCCTGTCCAGCTTCGGCGTGCCGGATCCGCTCTCGCTCGTCGAGTGGGCGGGCGAGCACTTCTACCTGTCCGCCGAGTCGTCGTACGTCGAACAGCGTTGGGAAGCGTGGCCGTTCCAGCGTGCGATCCTCGCGTGCATCGGCAACGACGACATCCGCGAGGTCGATCTGATGAAGTCGGCGCGCGTCGGATACACGAAGATGCTGCTCGCTGCGATCGCGTACAACGCCGAGCACCGTCGGCGGAACCAGGCGCTGTGGCAGCCGACCGACGACGACCGGGACGAGTTCGTGAAGACTGAACTCGATCCGATGTTGCGCGACGTCGATGTGATGGAGTCAGTCTTCCCGAGCTACCTGCAGCGGCACAAGGACAACACGCTGCAGCAAAAGAAATTTCTTGGCTCGATGCTCCATCTGCGCGGCGGCAAGGCCGCGAAGAACTACCGCCGGATCTCGGTCGACTGCGCTTATCTCGACGAGGCAGATGCGTTCGATCGCGACGTAGAGAAGGAAGGCGACCCGCCGACGCTCGCGCGCAAACGGATCGAGGGCGCGACCTTCCCGAAGTTCGTTTGCGGCAGCACGCCGAAGCTGCGCGGCTTCTCGCTGATCGAGGACCGCGTGAAAGAGGCCGACGCGCTGTTCCGCTACGAAATTCCGTGCCCGCATTGCGACGAGTTTCATGCGTTGAGCTGGGGCGGCAAGAATGAGCCGACAGGCTTCAAGTGGTCGGAGGGCGATCCCGCCTCAGTCCGGCACCTGTGTCCGCACTGCGGCACGCTGATTGAGCAGCGTGAATATCTCGCGGTAGCGGAGCACGGCCGGTGGGCCGAGCCTGGCGGCGTGACGGTCGACCATGCCGGCGTCTTTCACGATGCTGCTGGCGAGGCGGTTGCTCCGCTTGCGCACGTAGCCATGCATGTCTGGACCGCCTATTCGCCGGCGGTCGCCTGGTCGGACATCGTTCGCGAGTTCCTGGCTGCTCACGCCAAGATGATCGAAGGAGATGCGACGAAGTTGAAGGCCTTCGTCAATACGACGCGCGGCGAGACGTGGGAAGGCGACATCGAGCGCACGGATGCAGAAGAGCTCAAGCATCGCGCCGAACCGTTCCCACTGGGGATCATCCCGCGCGGGTGCCTACTGTTGCTCGTCGGCTGCGACACGCAGGACAACCGGATCGAGGCCACCGTATGGGGCTACGGCCGCGGGTGCGAGGCTTGGACGATCGAACACCGAATCTTGTTCGGAAACCCGGCCGCCGAAGAGATCTGGCTGGAGCTGGAGGAGTTTCTCTTTGAGACGCGCTACCGACACGTGTGCGGGACCGAACTCAAGATCCACGCCACGGCGGTCGACTCAGGCGGCCATCACACGCAGGCCGTCTATGAGTTCGCACGGAAGCACCGGTCGAAACGCGTGTTCGCGGTTCGTGGCCGCCCGAGTGGCGAGCGTGCGATCAAGGACGGTGCCGGCCCTGTCGACATCGACTGGCGCGGCAGGCGATCGAAAAACGGCGTGATTCTTTGGCACGTGGGGACGAACCTAGCAAAGGATCTGATCTTTTCGCGGCTCGCGCTCGAGCAACACGGACCGGGTTTCATCCACCTGTCCAAGGAGTTGTCGGACGAGTGGTTCCGGCAATACACCGGTGAGGTACGCGCGACGCGGTCGACGGCAGTCGGCGCTCAGGTCCGTTGGGTCGCCCAGCGCAAACGCGTTGAAGCGCTCGACTGCGCCACTTACGCAACTTGGCTTGAGGCTCACTTGGAGCTCAGCCGTAAGTCGGAACGCTGGTGGAACGAACTCGAGGAACTGGTTCAACCAGCAAACGGCGACCTCTTCGCATTGCCCCAAGCTGCGGAAGAGCTGCATCGGAAGCCACCCATCTTGGAGGCACTTGCGCCGCAAGTGTCCAGCAACCAAATCGCTGCACCAACGCCGGAACGAAAGGTGCGCAGTATTGGCGGTTCGACCACAAGGGACACCTCATGGCTATAGAAATTTCGGATGACGAACTCGAATTGATCGAGGTCTTTCGGGATACCGTGATCGCATTGTTGCGAGACCAAGAAATTGAGCTTCTTCGACGACTACGGCGCAAGTTCGGCGGCGAGAAGCTCTATTTTGGGAAACTACGAGCATCGACTCTGCAGGAAAGAAACAAATCGATCGCACGAGAATACCGAGACGGTGCCTCAATACGCGCGCTGGCTGATCGTTTCAACCTGTCTCCTACGCACGTTCATCGAATTGTGACAAAGGAGCGATAGGAGGAGATGACGGTCAGCGGCAGCTTGGAGTCGAGCACTTCTCGATGTATGCCGACCACGGGGGCGACTGATTCAGTTGCGGTGATGGGACACACATCGTGACATCCCCAGGTAGGCTAGAGAGTTTCCAACCTGGCGGCACAGGTTGGGCCCCGAGGCAGAAAGGTAGTCTCGTGCCCGCAGGTTTACCGATGAATCGGTACTCAACTTTGGTCGGTCTCCAGGTCACGGTTCCGGGAACCGGAAATGGGCAAATCATCGGGCTATCGCTGGTGTCTCCAACGACGTAGCCCGGTCGGGTGGTCGTCAAAATGCAGTCATAAACTATGTCTGGGTCGCCGATCGGTGAGGTTGGATTCGCCGTTGGGATTACAGGCCCTACTGGCGGTGTCCCCCCTACACATATGACTTCCATATAGGTGGTCTTGTATGCCGGCTTGGTGCCGTGAGGGCATAGCTTCATTACTACATGGACTGATTGATTTGCAGTGGGTGGTCCAGAGGCATATTCGGAGTCATAGGTGAGGTAGTCGAACTCGTCGACAGTCTCTTGTTGGATGGATGCTGGAGCGCGATAGTGAGGACCGACAAGGCTGATTCCCTTGCAGTCAGGAGAGGCGTTTTCCACCTCTGACCTCCAATATAGCGTTCCAGTCCGTGGCAGGCTTGCAACTTGAAACAGCGCTGGGCCTGTCTGCTTGCAATGGACATGGTCGATTGGTATCCAGGCAAGCAACCAAATGTCACCGTTTTCTCCTGTCCCATCGTAGAGCACAGCACCGGACATCGCTGGAGGTACCTTCACCATATGCGTCTCCGAAGGGGTTTTCCCTATCGGCACACTATCTGCCTTGGCTGTACCAAAAGATCCGAGACCTACAAGTGAGAATAGAAGCAATTTGAAGAGCGACGCTTTCATTCTTCACCTCCTCGGAATGCTGCGCTGGCAATTGCTACACACGTTCAATCGTCATATGCATTTCATGTAGTTCGCTCATCGAGGCTCTGTAAAGAGCCTTCACGTTTCTTTTCATTGAGCTACTTGTGTTCCGGTTTTTGGGAAGGAACGGAACACCCCGTGACGGACGATCCGATCATCACGATCCGGAAGTCCGTCAATGGCCGACCTCGCCACACTGCAGAACCGCCTCGGTGAAGCCGAAGCGGCGTATCACCGCCTGGCAACGGGCTCTCAACTCGAAGAAGTCTGGATCGACGGCACGCGCACGCGTTACACGCCGTCCGATGCCTCCAAGCTATCCACGTACATCTCTGGCCTGCAGGCCGAGATCGGGAGCCAGACGGGCCGTCGTCGCTCACGCCTGATTCGGATGGTGCTGTGAGCAGCGCGCGCCGCAAGCGCCAGGCGCCGCGAGCTCAGCGCCCAGTACCGACGACTGAAGCCCCTCGTCGCCGGCTCTCTCTCGTCTCGCACAGGGCGGCAAGCCTGTCGGATCCGGACCTCAAAAGCTGGCTACCGGGAAATGGCAGCGCGGACGCCGACCTGAACCCCGAACTCGGCGCGCTGCAGTCTCGGTCGCGCGACCTCGCGCGAAACCACGGGGTTGCCTCTGGCGCGCTGCAGACCTATGTCGACAACATTGTCGGGTCTGGACTTCGTCTCTCGGCGATGCCCGATTGGCGGTTGCTCGGCATGACGCGCGAGGCCGCGCAGGAATGGGGCAACGAGACCGAAGCTCACTTTCGCGCATGGGCCGAGAGCACTGCATGTGACGCGGCGGACTCGCTGACCTTCGGCGACATGACGGGCCTCGTGCTGCGTTCGGCCCTCTACAACGGGGATTCAGTCGCACTACCGCAGTGGCTGCCCCGGCCTGGCTGTGACTACGCGACACGCATCCAGGTCATCGAATCGGACCGCCTGTGCAATCCCAACTACCAGGCCGATTCGGCTCACTTGCGCGGTGGCATCGCGGTCGACGACTACGGCGCACCGCAGGACTACTGGATCCGCACCGCGCATCCGGGCGACATCGCATCATGGGGCACAGCCGGCACCTGGGTGAAGGTTCCGGCCCGCACACCGTGGGGACGCAAGCGTGTGATTCACCTTCTCGCCGTCGAGCGGCCTGGGCAGACACGCGGCAAGCCCTTGCTTTCGGCCGTGATGAAGAGCTTCAAGGTGCTCGGCGACTATCAGCAGGCCGAGGTCAAGGCGGCGGTCGTGAACGCCTTCGTTGCACTGGTCGCCGAGACGCAGCTCGGCGCTGAAGGTGCGCTGTCAATGCTCGGCGGAGACGCCGAGCTCTACAGGACGTGGAAGGGCCGGCAGGATGAGGCCGGACCGCTGAACCTTCAGGGATATGGCAACGTCGCAGCGCTCGAACCTGGCGAGTCGCTCAAAGCCTTCAGCCCCGCGCGGCCGAATCAGGCGTTCGGCCCCTTCGTCGAGAGCGTCTTCCGCCACATTGCAGCTGGCCTGAACCTGCCCTACGAACTGCTGCTGAAGGACTTCTCGAAGACCAACTATTCGAGTGCACGCGCCGCAATGCTCGAAGCCTTCCGCTTCTTCAAAGGTCGTCGCAAGTGGCTCTCGACCTATTGGTGTCAGCCGATCTACGAGCTCTGGCTTGAGGAAGCGATTTCGAACGGCACGATCAAGGCCCCGAACTTCTACGCGAAGCGCGCGGCGTGGTCACGAGCCCGCTGGATCGGTCCGGGCCGCGGTTGGGTGGATCCGGTCAAAGAAGCGCAGGGCGCGCAGATTCGCCTTGCGACGAATCTCACGACGCTGGAATACGAGGCTGCGGAGCAGGGTGAGGACTGGGAAGAACTGCTCGCCCAGCGCGCGCGCGAGTTCGAACGGATGCGGGAGCTCGGCATCAGCGAAACATACGTCGGTGCGCGCTCGACTGCGACGGCACCCGATACGGGCTCGACGGGCGATCAACAGGACGGCAGCAACGGAGAGGGTACGAGCGAATAGGTGTTCCGTTTTTTGGGAAAGAACGGAACACCTCACTCGGCAGACTTCGATCCATGCGACACCACCGCCTTTACACCCGACTCTACGGCACACCGCTGCTGATCCATCCGGATAAGGCGGCGGTGATCGAGGCTATCTTCCGCGCGCATTCGGAAGGCACTCCGACGCCGAGCGTCGAATTTGAGCCGCCGCGCCCCGAGGCAGCTGCGTACGCAGCTCCACGGTTTGCGGGTAAGCCCTACACGCTGACCGATGGTGGTGTGGCGGTGCTGCCCGTCGTGGGTTCGCTGTTGCAGCGTGCTGGCGGCCTCGACCTCCTGTCGGGCGCCACCGGTTACAACCTGATCGAACGCCAGCTGAATGCAGCGCTCGCGGACAGTGATGTGCGCGCAATCCTGCTGGAGCTCGACTCGCCCGGCGGCGAAGCGAGCGGCGCATTTGCGCTTGCGGAACAGATCCGTGCTGGCAGCGCGACGAAGCCAATCTGGGCTTCGGCCAATGAAGCGGCCTACTCGGCGGCCTATGCGCTCGGCAGCGCGGCGCAACGCCTCACGATTCCGCGCACCGGTGGCGTTGGCTCGATCGGCGTGATTGCGCTGCACGTCGACCAGTCGAAGCGCGATGCCAATCTGGGCTACGCCTACACCGCGATTTTCGCGGGCGCCCGCAAGAACGACGGCAATCCGCATGAGCCGCTTTCCGACGAAGCACGCACCAGCCTGCAGGCGCTTGTCGATCACCTCTATGGCGCCTTCGTCGGCCACGTCGCCCTCATGCGCAGCATGGATGAAGCAGACGTTCGCGCGACGGAAGCCGGCGTGTTCGTTGCGACAGACGCGGTGGAACTCGGACTCGCCGATGCCGTGCAGCCCTTCAACGAAACCCTTTCCGAGCTGGAAGCGCATGTGCGCCCGTCCAGCTTTTCAACCCAGGGCACTCATGCCCGCCGCATGGAGGGTCACATGACCGACCAGCACCAACCCCAGGCGGAGGGCCAACCCGCCGAAACGCCGGAGCAAGCCCACGCCCGCGGCCACGCCGAGGGCGTCAAGGCCGGGGCCACCGCCGAGCGCACCCGCATCAGCGCGATTCAG